CATTACTAAATCATCATTGTAACCATCATCTGCTTCAAATGATTGGTTCTTTTGAATAAATGTTGTTAGTTCGCTAATGATTTCATAATCTGGAACAACGAGCTTGTCGTCTTCAATCAGCGTTTTTAAATTGGAGCATCCAATCTTCTTGGTCACTTTAGACATCTTCAAACCAAGTTGGGATTTGGTGCCAGAGAAACCTTGCCCGACCATTTGCCCAGCTCTTCCTCTCATAGCACACATCAAAATATTTGGATACTCTAAGTCATAGTGGAGGATGTTTCCAACCTGCTCCCCAATATCATTTATTTCAATAAGTATATAGCAGTTGTTATAGTTGCGAGCAACTTGGTCTATAATGTTTGGAAACAAAATAGGTTTAATTTCGTTGTTTCGATATTTGGAAACAATCTTCCAAGGCAGTGTAGTAACATCAAATACTACAAATGCCGAGAAGTCATTATTAGTTCCTCTCGAAACATCAACAGTCATGATATAATCTCTATCTTCCTTAACCGCTTCATAAACTTTTAATCCTTTACCGTTATCTTGTATTGGTTCATCATATGCCAATGCTCTAAGTTTAGCAGCAGAGATAAGAGTATCAACCGACCCCAAGAACTCACACTCAAACTCCTGTGTGAATTGCCTCTCAGAGGTGTTCCTAATGGTCTCCTGCTTCCATGCCTCATCTCGACCTGGAACGGCACTCCAGTGAACCTCTAAGGGCACATAACCGTTCCTACCACGCTCTGCATCGTGCCAGAGTTTATAGAACATATTCATACCCTGTGGGGTAGAAATGATAATAACCTTTGTTGTCTTACCAGAAGAGATAGTAGGATACACAGAGGAGAAGAACTGCTCTGCCATGTGGTTAGGAACGAACGCAAATTCGTCAAGGAAGATAATGTTGAAAGAGTTACCACGCACCGCTGAGGATGACGTAGAAGCGGCGATAATCTTTGAACCGTTATCTAGTTCCAAAGAACCTTTGTTCCACGCTACAATGCCTTGCTGCATCCACTTAGGGAGGTTCTCGTATGCCAGCTGTAGACGAGACAGAAGTTCCCTTGACGTTTCTGCCTTGTTTGCTAGAATAGCAATCTTAATGTTGTCGTTGAAGACAGCGTAATGAAGTAGATAAGAAATAACTGTTGTTGATTTTCCTGTCTGTCTTGGAAGTTTTGCTATGTTAAATCGATTCTCGTGGAAGTTCTGAATCATCTGTTCCTGAAAATCATACATCTTGAAAGGCACCAAACCTTCATCAAGTGAAATGATTTTCACATAGTTCTTCGCAAAGTGTACGGGGTCATCCTTACATTTGATAAACTCCTCAATCTGTTTCTTGGTAAAATTGATTGGAGTATTTGCTTTTTTTAAATTGGGATTACCAAGATATACATTATCAGACATAAAATATCAATATTCGCTTTCCATATTATTTAGATTTTCCATTCTCTTCTCCCATCCCTTGCCATCAGTAGTTCCTCTGAGTGGATTGATACAAGTGTCATCACCAAATTTGTCACATATTAAACTTGCTAATAAAGTTTCGTCACCTTTCTTCTGAGTGCCAGACCAATAGTGTTGATTGTTAATCCAGCAAGCCCCACACTTGGGGCAGTTTTTAGTATCCATATTAGCAATTCCAAGCTCTTAGTGATTTAGATAGGCGGTCTTCGCCAGTGTTATTACTATCTTTTTGTCTCTTACGCATTCCTTTCATCCTTGCGCAAAAACTTTTCCTGCGAGGATTGCCAACTTTCTTTGAAGGTGCTTTTAAGTCACTTCCAGGATGTTCACGTTCGTAAGATTTTCTACCTTTTTCATTTAATCCACCTTCAGAATTCTTACCAGATTTTTTTGTCCAAGCGGCTCCTTCATTTATGATATCTGGGTGTGGAGCATATAGTGGACCATCATAATTTCCAGCAAACTCTTCATTCTTGCTGCTCATGTAATCAGCAGCAGTATCAATGTAATCAGTAGCAAGGGTGACCTTAGATTGAACCCAAGCAGGAAGCTGCATTTTGGGGTCTCCAACTACTGAACGAAGACGGTTAACCGCAGATTCAATAGTATCCAACTGACTCATAATCATTCCGCCTTCATCATCAAGTTCTCTACCCATCGCAACAGCAATGTGATTCTCACAAATCTCACGCATCTCCTTAACAGTTTTCTTTTTCTTCCATTCTTTTTTTAGTTTGTCTTCCATAGGTAGTAAGTGCTTGTAGTAATCTGGGAATTCCATAACATGCTGAAGGGCAATACCATATGCTTCTTCATGTGTAGTTACATGTTCACGCTCAACGGTAGAACCAATCTCTGCTTGACGAGTAACATAGTCAAGTGAAACACCATGCTTCTTAACAATCTCTTGCTCTGTAGGAACTTTTTTTTTCATTATGAGAAATATCCAACTGGTGTGGCTGTTACATCCGTTCCAGCATCCACTTTAAGTTTTTGATCTGCTTTTTTATGAATAACTATTCGTGATGCTGGATATAAAAAGAAAGAACCAACTACGGTAGTTCCATCATTTTCGTAAAGTGTGACAGTTCTTCCAGTACTGCCACCAGCACCATGAACTACTAATACATCAACAGCTGTTGCGCTAACTACGCTTGGAGTGGTTGTGAGTGTTACAGCACTTCCTAGTATTTTAACTCTCATAGTAATTTCCGTTTATTTTATATTTATTCTTCTTCCACTTTGCCACGCTTCAGCATCAACTGAAGGTCAGCAGTAGTTCCAAAGAACATGTTGTTGGTTACATTACCATTGATGGCAGCAGTTTTTTTATCTACCTTATCGAGGTCTTTGATTTTCTTTTGAAGGTCAATTAACTTATCAGTCATATCAGCTGTCTGCTTAATGAAGTTACCAGCAACCTCATAAGCTCTTGGGTGGTTACTTTCCCTTGCTAGGTCAAGCACATCATTGATTGCCTCTGATGCTTTGTCAATGAGATTGTATAGATTTGCTCTGGTGTATTCATAATCCTTTGTCGCATCAACTGACATTTCACTATCGATTTGTTTAATCATTTCACCTTTTGCCTCTATGGCGGTTACATCGATATCAAAGATTTCTTCCATGTTGTCGTCAAACTTACTCATAGTAATGTGATACCTTCATTGAATCCGAAGTCGTCATCTGGCATAAGCAGTGAGTTATCTGTGCTATCGATATCACCATCATTATCCATGTCTTCCAATGCTTGAGCAGAGATATCATAACGCAATGCTCTTCTGCTTTGTTGTAAATCTCCAAGTGATTCGTATACAGTTGCTTTGCGAATAATTTCGCTTTTTGTTACTGGACCGTAGAGATAAGTTTTAGCAGTAAAATCTAGAGTGTATGTGATAATTCTACGAGTCATCAAATCATCAGTGTAATCATCTTCATATCCGATGCTATTTAAAACATATGCAATATCTTTTTTCTCATCCATGTCTGGAACAAGTTCCATAGTGAGATTGAAATGTGGTTGAAAAAATGGTAGAATCTGTTCAAGAATTTGTAGAGCATCATCTTGAGACAAGGAAAGAATACCCAATTCAAATCCAATGTTATATGGCACTGGCATGAATTGTTGCTTTACCGATTGCCCATCTTCAGTTTTCAAATACTTTTGAATGGGGCTTGTCTTTCTAGATGGGTCGTAATTAATACTTGTCATCTCAAAAGATAGACGAGGCATAGTAATGCTTACCTTCCTTTCAGTATCTGGGTCTTGCTGTAGACGAGCTAAGAATTTACTCTTTGGTCCGTAAGCAATAGCAACTTTTTCTTTGCGAATAACTTCACCAGTTTCTGGATTTTTCTTAATAATTTCTACATTATTAAAAAGTGTTCCAAAACCAACTACTGTCTTTCGAATAATACCGTGATAAAATGTATGTCCTAACATTAGAATGAATCTCCTAGATTTCCAAATTCACCAAATGGATTACCTTCACTAAATTCAATTAGCGTGTTCCCCATATCTTCGAAGTATTTATTCTCGTTGTTATCAAAGTTTGCAACATCAATATCTAAGCTAGAGAATGTATCTGCTACCCAATTTGCTCCACTCTCTAATCCAATAATAGGAATGTCTGCCGTGATATTTCCATCGCCTTTCAAGTATGTTATCTTTACTCTACGCTCTAGAGGTCTCCAATCAGATACGGTTGCTGTAATAGTGACAGGTGCCGATACATTATTTGGTGTGTATGTTTGTGTAACTTGCTCTCCCTCAATGTAAGCACCAGTGCCACCTTGCTTGAGGGTAATCCAGAAACCATATGGTTCTTGGTCTAAATCGTCGAGTTCATCAACACCAGTTTCAAATTGGTTATCAGCATGTTGCATGAGTTCACAATCCATAGAGTAAATATAATTTTTACCCAATTGATAGAATGGTGCTTCTCTTTCTACATACTTAATTTCGTATGAGTTTTTAGTCATTGGTACATAAATTAAATCTCCTTCATTGGGTCTGCCAGCAACAGTTGTACTAATTTTAGTTCCAACAAATTGTTTCCATCTACGCTTAGACACAGCAAATGA